GTTATATATGGCAAACACTAAACAAAAAGAAATCTTAAAAAAAATTAGAGCGCTACCGCTGCGCAAGTACGGGAGCGCCAAGCATAAAAAATTAATAAAGGAATATATTAAATATGACTCATACTTTCCACCATCCAAAGTATTATAAAGAATTACGCACGCGTAATAAACTGGATCAGGTCATTAGCAAAGAACCGGCGACGGCTGGGAATCAGCGTGCACCTGGTCCGGGCCTTAAGCCACAAGCTCCAAGCGACAAGCCACGAGCAGCAAGCAACAAGCCTCAAGCTACAAGCAAACCAGAACCTAGTTCAGGTTCTTCAAATAATTTATAGAAGCGTCAAGCCCCAAGCAGCAAGCGTCAAGCTCCAAGCCACAAGCGGCAAGCTGCGAGATACTTTCTCCTTTGTACAGATGTACAGAAAGTTTTGAGCCTCTATCCGAGAGGCGAGAAACTAAGATAAAAGTATTGTTCGGATGTTTAATATGGAAGGCAATTTGATGAGGTGAGAATCTAATCTTGTTACCTCTTGTAACCTTTAACTCGACGGTAAAAAAGTTGCTAAAACTATTATAAACCAATAGATCAGGAGTCCCATGTGCAGCGCTATTTTCCAAGCGTGTAAATGATAATTTGCAATTATTTTTAATATTGAACGCTTTAATTTCCTTCCAAAATTTGGTCTCCGGTTTCATTAATTTTTACCCTAACAGGTGCTTACGTGAGACGAAATTTCTTCAGGTTTGGAATCCTATTTGTGTCCGGTTTAAGTAACACTCTAATGGATTCTTTACCAATTATAGTGGACTCTTGTACTTCAATTCTACTAATGGGAAAAACTTCTCCAGCGCCATTTTCCATATAAATAGTGGCGTTACTCACAGCATTTCCTTTAGTACCATCTGTAAATTTGTCAAGATATTCTTGAAGATGTTTAACGTACATTTTAATATTTTACCTTTCGCACACTTGCGTTTTACAAAATGTTAGGGTAAAAGTCAACTGAGAGATAATCACTTTGGGCTAAATCCACTGATGATTATCTCATTAAATTATGGGATTATCTAAAAGATTAACAGAGAAACAAAAAAGATTCGCCGAGCTTTTGGTGTACAATGATGGAAGCAGAGACGCCTGGGAGTGTGCTAAGGAAGCTGGTTATGGACCAGGGTCCGACCTAGCAGCTAGAGTAGCTTCATCAAAACTCACCAATCCGCAGCAATACCCTTTAGTAGTAAGTTATATTGGAGAATTAAGGGAAGAAGCCAGAAAGAAATTTTCGGTAACAATGGATAGACATTTTGAACAGCTTGCTAAAATACGTGACTCAGCTTTAAAAAAAGGTGCTTTCTCGGCTGCCACAAATGCAGAAGTAGCTAGAGGAAAAGTCGCAGGCTATTATATAGATAGAAAACTCATCAAAACCGGTAAGATTGATGACCTAGATAGGGAACAACTTATGAATAAATTAACAAAGATTATAACAGAAAATTCTAAGATTATTGAGGGCGCGTCTACAGAAGAGAAACCGCGAAAATTGTTATCAAAAGACTCGGTAGATGAAATAAAACCCAAAGAACCAAAAGCCCAAATAAAAATTTTGAAGTCCACTCAAAAACTCGATAAAGCCAAGACATCACAATAGTATCTTCTCCATCTTGATTATACACCCTTTAGGAAATACATTTCTATCAGAGAATAGTTCATCATTAACTTCATAACTTGCAAAAGTTCTAATATTTTTTTTATCTTTGTTTAATAAATATGCATGTGTTACCATTATTGATGGCATAAAACCCATAGCTGTATGTATATCAGCGTGGCCGGCATCACCGGTAATATCTGCCCAAGTTATTTTATAAAAATAATATCTTTTCTTTTTAATAACAACGTGTTTGTACTTACTTTTCTTCTTTAGAATCATTCTAATTTATCCTCCACAATTCCACACTATAAAGACTTATTTTATGAATACCTAATGCTCCACTTGCAATTTGAAAACAGCTGTGGAAATGTGGAGACTTTTTTTCTGTCTCTATACCATTGAATCTATTGAACTTTTTCATCCTATATTCTCCACAATCATTTGTGGCTCCACTGTGGAGGAGCCAAAAAATAGCTTATTTATTGACAACATGACGCAGTTAGACCTCATTTTTCGGAATCTCCACAAAATTACCACTTTCAGTTTGTGGAGCCTCGCCGCTCGCACCTCGCTGCGAGTAGTAAGTGTCTAGACGCGACAACCATTCCCATCTAAGTTCTCGGAACTCGCGTCCATTAATAATAAATCTTTGAAAAAAATTATCAGGAGTACACATTAAAATTACTCCTTGTTCAATTTCAGTTTTATGTACAAAATCATGGGCCATCGCATACGCTACCATTTGAAGTTTATAATCAGTTATCCATTCAGCCTTTTTAGGTTTGTTGGATTGTTTAAAGTCTACTATACTGTCTCGTCCCATATATACACCAGCTAGATCGGTTGCGCCAGCATATAAACCAGGATAAGAAACTACGACTTCAGAACCCCAAACTTCCTCTAAATCGGGAAAACCCTTGTCAATAATCGTCTTAGCCATTGAATGAGCTTCTCCGCCTCTCTCTGTGAGATCTAGGATAGGTTTTTCCGTGATATATCCCTCTAAAATACTATGCATAGTAGTACCTCGGTTAGCTGCCTCATTTTTGACACGTTCTGCCTCATTCTCACCAACTTTAGCTTTCCATCTGGCGATAGAATCTAACTTATCTTGAGGTTGAGTAGCAGACAATATGGTTGTAACCGATGGTAACTTTTCTTGAGCTATGTCGTAAACTCTCTCATCATTAACCAAAGCTCTAGTTGAGGTTGGGTATTTAAATCTTTTATTCCATTTCATTTAGGATCCTCCTTGTTCCATTTTATTAGCATTAATATAATCAGGGCATAGATACCTATTATAATTAATGTACTCCATATCATTTAGTATCTCTTACCCGTATTCACATAAAAGTCTTCATGGTCCTTAATTAACTTTTGATAAACATTCTTTCTTTTAGCTTCTTCAACTGTCATTATAAATTTATCCTCGGCCTCAGGTCCACGACGCATAAACCGGTAGCCATCATTTTCGGTGTGAAGGTAGATATTACCTTCTTTAATACAGTGCCAGGATTCTTCTTGAGAACTCATTTTATTTTTTCTGGTCTAATAGTTTATTTTCTAAAATATTTTTTCTAACCCACTCTTCACCATATTTCCTGACGAAACGTTTTGCCATTGAACGTCTTGCTCTATCAGTCATAGTCTGTAGATCAGAGATAGGCACCGCTTGGCCACCTTGACTTAGCGTTTGAAAATCAGGGACAAATCTTCTTTTATAATCAGCAATCTGTGCCTCCAAAGAATCAATATATTCATTGAGTTCCTCTATTGTTTCTTGGTATTTTTTACTATCAGCCATTAAAGTATTACACTTCTTATGTAATTTTTCATTTCTAAAAGTAATTGTTTTTATTTGATCACTTAAACTTTCTTTTGTCATTTTTTTCCTTTCTGTAGTCTTCTAATTCTACAATATTATTCTTGGGGTTTCTTAATGTTTGAGTTGCATAATGTTCTATCACCTGTTGAATCTTAGGCAACTTAGTATGAGCCCAAGGCCAGATTAGGCAACAAACATAATACGCATCTCTAAAAGTACATCTCCATCTGTATTGTTTTAAATAGGGCGTACCATCAACCCGTTTACCTTTAACTGTTTTAGGCGTAAGTGTACCAACACCTAGTGTTTCATATAACCACGCGAGAACACTGCGGTCCGTCATAGTGACCTCCATAGATAAACGAAGACTATTAGATAATCTATATCCAGGTTTACCTTTATGTTTCTTCTTTTTTTCAATACCGCGTCTAATATGAATTGATCCTTCACCATCAAACAGTCCTGCAATATATGCTTTGTCTGTATCTGGAATCATTTAATGTAATTTACTACGATCTGTAGCATTATCAGCATCGATATAAGACTCCACAACTTCGGACTCATCCACATAAATCTCTCCTTCCGAGTCACATGTCTTACATTGAATAATTATGTGTTCTCTACCTTCTTCTATCACAGCTTTAATATATCCATTACCGTTGCAGTCAGGACAAATAGCTGCGTGTACGTTATACTTTTTTGATTTTTCCATTTAACTTCTCTACTTTTTCTTCAACAAGAACTTTAACAACTTGCGCCCTAGATATTTTTGTAAATTTAGGTGACATGTGTTTAGTGAGTTTAGTTATCTTATGATAGCAATCATGATCTATAGCTATACTTTTGTATTTGCTTATATCTGTCATTTGTTATAACCTTTCTTTTTTTATTATTACTTGATATATAGGATTATATATAATTATTTACAATAGGTGTCAATGGAAAAATTTATATTAGTTTTGCATATGTGTAGTATGATCAGCGGCCAATGTCCAACTAATACGGTGGCCGGTTATCAGTACAGTACGCATTATGATTGTGTGGCCTCTGGGTACAAATTAGCACACAATACTTTTTTGGCTTTAGAACAGCTGGAAGAATGGGACAAAGACCATATAGAAAAACACAAAATGGTCGTTAAATTTGAATGCCGTTCTGTAAAAATACTTATTCCTCTTGAGAAACCTAAAGTTTAATATTTTATCTCTCGGTCATTATTTTTTGGATCATATTTTCTTGTACCCTTTTCAATAATTTGTTTAATCCCGGAGGCTAGAAGTTCTATATCTACTCCATAAGGACGCCATGCTTTTTTCATTAAATTAAGTTCAAGAATTAACACACCCCATTGTTTTGGTGTTATGCCTTTTATGTTTAGTTTTACTTTTTTTTCTTTCATATTTTCTCCTTTACTCTTTATATAGGATATATTAGGACCCCTGTCAAGAGGTTGGTAACCAATCCATTAATAAATGTACTCGGTCAATAAGGGATCCATTTTTCACCATATGTTGGCATGTATTATTATTAATTTGAAATAGTTCGCCTTCTCTTATATTTCTCTCTTCATGTTCTATTTGAAAAATAACATCTTCATGGGTAATAATTGCTAAATGATTTCTATGGCATTTTGCAAAAAAAGGATCATAGCTATCAACATGAGGCTCAATGATTTTTTTAGCTGGTAGATTGATGAACATAGCTGTAGCTATAAAACCTGGACCATAATGATTTTCAAATATTTTAGTAAATGCGTCTAGATCTTCCCTGTATTTTTCTTCTTCAGGCCAGAATTTTCTTCCATTCTTTTCTAAATTTCTTTTACTATCTTTGTTTAATTCATTCCATATTAAGGGAAGTGTTTTAGTAAACCGATGAGGATCAAAGGTTTTTTGTCTATAATCATATTTATTCCAATCTTCTTCAGTGTACTTTAAAACTTTATTTTTTAAATTACTAATGTT